TTACACCAATCTCAAAACCGGCTTCAAATCAGATTTAACAAAAATTGTTAAATCCAACTGACCCTCTCCCTTGCCTACCTTAGAACTCAAATCCGAATCACAAGGCAACCGCATAATTCTTTCACCCACGCGAACCAACGCGGTCTTATATTTGATCGTCTGCCCACCCTTCTCAAAACTCTCGTTCCGAAACTCGAGTACCTGCCCGGACAACTGAAAAACCATTTTTTTGTTTTCCATAGTTTTATCTGCTCTGCTATTTATTACTATCCGACCTTTGATTTACTAAATGCCACCGACCAACAGAACACTTTTTCATCTCAACCATTTTAGAATCCACAACCAAATCATCTTTATAATCCGGAACTATTTTTTTTAATGTATCATATTTCTGAAAAAACTTTTTACGCAAAATAAACCATTTAGAATCCAACTTTTCACGTTTCATTTTTTCCGAATCATATATATGAAAACGACGCAACCAACACAAAGACCCGATCCTTTTCACTTCATAATAATGCGAAACCAACTCACGCATCACCACATCCAAACGCTTTATATTTTGAACCGAACCCCACACATCAAGACCATCCTTACGATGCTGTTGCAATTTATACTGTAACTTTTCATCTAAAAAATCCCACTTCCGAGCATTAAAATAAATTTGCGCCTCATCCATAATAATAACACCATCTTTTACATTCTGCAACTCCTGAACTTTTTCCCAATATACCAAACCGGAACCGGACCAATCAATCCAAAAATTAGAATAAACAACCCTACCTTCAGCTAAAAACTTTAACGCCTTTGTAACCAAAAAATAAGTTTTACCGGACCCGGGCAACCCAGTTATTATATGAACAGCCATATTATTTTGACATATACCAAGTAAAAAACCACAACCACAAAATACCTATAATCACATAACCTTGAAGCACTAAAATTTGATCTGTTTGAATTTCCATTTTCTTATTTTCAATAAATAAAGGAAGTACCGGGACTCGCGACATCCCGGCCCCTCCTAAAAACTATCGGCCCAAAAACCGACGAACCAATTTATACACCGCCAAAATTGTTATCGGAATAGCCGCAATAGTAACCACCGTTGTTCCGGTTGGCCCGGTCAACACCCCAAGAATATTATCCTTCACACTCGTGGTTAACGCTTCAGTCGTTGAAGCAATATCTGTATCAGCGGCCGCAAACACCGACAAAGCCGATAATACAAACATACCCACCGAACTGGCGCCGTAAAACAATTTCTTTTGAATCATTTTAGTTTTACTTTTTTACTAATTAAAACTCGACCTTTACTTCCATAATGCGAACCCCAAAACAAGGGCCACAATGAAAGGCAAAATAATTGACACTCCGAACACCCCGGTCATTACATCAATAGTTGTTGTCGCCATATCTTTTTGAAATTACAAAAAATTTAATCAGACTAAACACTACCAACACGATCACAGGAAACAAAATTACTTCCCCAAAATATGCTATAATAAATTCTTTCATATATCATTATTATAAACTTGATACCGACAAGACCCTAACCATTGCGTTTGAAAATCTTTTTGATACACTTTGCTCCCTTTTCTAACAATCATCTTCAACAAATCTTTAGGAAAATTTGAAACACTTGACGATCGCCGAACATTCCGACTTGCCATATACGCTTTTTTACTCACCAACCTTTTATCAATAAAAGATTTTGCCATATACTTTGCTAAATACCCAGCTAATTTATCCGAACCATCTGTTTGCATCACATCCAAAAATCCATAACTCCAAATTTTAGCAAAATATCTTTTATCTCTTTCACTTTTTACTTTTTCCTTAGCTAAACCCCAAACCATAAGATGAAAATGTACGGACCCTCTTTTCTGAAACTCCGGAACCGCAATATACCGAAAATCTTGCCCTTCTTCATACCGCAAACGCTTAATAAACTTATTTAAATTACTCGATCCTTCTTCAATACCGACAATTCCCGAATGCGTAAGAGTAAAAAGCGCAGGGCCTTCAGTTCTTTCAAGGTTAGCCCATATAAGACGAACGAAATCTCTTTTGGCTCTGTATACATTATCACGCCGACGGATAAATAATAAGTTAGCATCTTTACAAGATCTTCTCTTTCTTCTTGCTCTGTTCGTATTCGTACCCAAGGTATAGGGTTTTTTTTCGTATTGATAGAACTCGACATAATTTCCACTTTGAACTAATTTATGGTACATTTCAAATATAGCACAATTCTTTAACACTTACAAACCTCGGTCTGGGGATAACTCGTTCATACCGAGCGGACCTCCTCGCCTCTCTAATTATAGCAATTATAATCGCTTTATCAATCCTTTTCAACTCACTTACTCGACTACCATTGACAAAGCGATTATAATCGCTGATTCGGCATCGAAAGGTCGCTCGGCTTACAATAACAACAATTTTATCGCTATGAAATATCGCATTCAAAAGCTTCACAATGGCTGGGCTGTGATCGACATCATGGAATACAAACCCGGCTGGCCTTGGGACTTCTCAGGACTCGTTTGCATCTGCCTTTACAAGAAAGGCGCGGAAGAAGTAACCAAGCGACTGAATTTAGTAGCTTAACCACTACCGGCTCTTATCAAGTTCTCGCCGTTACGCAGTAACTTGAATATCTAAACTCCTGGACCAACACTCCGGGAGTTTTTTTATGCTCACAATTACGATCTCCTTTTTTATTCCACCGACCTTTCGCGTCTCCTAATTTTATCAAAACTTTTTGATTTATCAACTTAATCATCTTAATATATTGTATATGACAAATCAAAAAGTTTCGATGGAGTCGCGCAATAGAAAGGTCGACTTAACAACAATAAAAACTAAAAATTATGCAATCAACTATCAACACATCTCGACGTTGCACTAACGGCGATACCCACACAGTCCAACTCCACATCACCACATACAACCATACAAGCATCATAGAACTTACGGAAAACGAACTTGAAGACTTAATTATCACCTGTCAAAAAGGTTCTGACGACTTCATGGACAACAAAATCCAATACTGCCCAGAATGCAACCTCTCAACTTCAGCTTGCACCTGCGAACACCCCTAACATTCCCGGCGCCTTCCGGTTTCCTCGCCGTTCCAAAATGAAACCGGGCTTTCGGTTTAACACCACTTTTATGACCATAAAACCACGAACAAAACGAAGTATTGATACAATTCTCCACGACTTTGAACCACGCTTCGACCATTCCCACGAAAACCAAGCACTATTTCTTGAAGCACTTCTAGACATTCGAGACATTTTCGATGACATGAACACAACTTTCAGCGAAATCGAAAACGATCTTGACACCATTGCTTGGTACAAATCACATCCTAACGCTACTTAAAGCGGCGCTTCAGCAAAACGCTCATCTGAAAACAAAGCTCGTATTTTACTTGAAATATGCGCAACTACCGATATAGCTAAAATCAACCTAAACCACCCATTAAACGCATCCAAAGGCACAGACAACTGCTCAGCTAACTCCGGAACAAGTGAATTCAAATTCACAGACATACCCATCACAGAAGCTTCTCGGGCCGGCAAATCAGAATCCAAAACCAACCCACTTTTAATATTATGATATGCTTCGTTTGGAATCGTCCATATAGGCATAGTTAGAAATTGACCCGAAGTCCACGTCCAAGCATACCGCAAAAAATCCGCATCCGGAACAAATAACCAATACAGAACATCTTTAACAAAACCCCCTAACCATTGAAACTCGTAAGGCACATTTGTCAAAGTAGATGTCGCACTCGTAGCAGTCACCCAAGGAGTCGTTGTTGCATAAGTACCCCAAGGAATCGTAAAAGGCACATCACTACCGGGCGGAGATTGTACATTACCCCAAACCTGAATTACTGAAGATGTAGCCGACACATAGTAACTACTCGCTATTTGATGCGCCCAAATATCTTGACCACCCGGCCATATCTGCAAAGAGGTCCCGGAAGCCGTTGACCACATCCCATTAGATTGACACCACGCATTCGTATAACTTAATAATGTCGTACCAGTCGCACTTTCGATATAGATATTATTCCAGCCCTCTAAATACTCGCACGATCCTGACAAATCATAATACGACTCCCATATTACCTGCTCATCAATAGGAATTGATATAACCGGAGCATCCGGCCCCACTTGAACTATCCGATCAGTAGACCACGCAGTACAATTTCCCAAATCCGCATCCTCACATTGCTTGACATTTAACCGATATTGTCCGGAACTCGGAACTAAAAAACTACTATTCTGACCATCAGGATAACCCCATAACATATACCAAGTACCATCAGACAAACACTTTGTACTTTTAGCATCCATAACAACGTTAACCCAATCTTTTAATCTAACCACCAAATTGGTCCAATCAGATTGATAATCACAAGTACCCAACGGCCAAAAATACTGCTTAATACTTTGGTTTTGTTGCGGAATAGTTATAACAGGAACAACCGGAACTGACGAAGTCCAATACACCTTAAACCACATATCATCTAAATAAGCACTCGAACCTACCCCACTTCGCATTTCACCATCGTTATACGGATTCGTCGACTCTTTCCAACCCCCGGTCAATATTTTATTAGTCCCTAAATTTTGTATCGATTCACCACGCAATCTTAAAAAATACTTTTGACCGGATACCAAATTCGCATTACCAAAAGACCACGCCACCTCTGTAAAAGTAGTCCAATAATTACCAGATTGTTGAATACTGCTTATATCAACAGAACCAGAAGAAGTATACAAAAGAGTTGACGTAGGAGAATACACATCCATAAAAATAGAACCAACTGTATCTGTACTTTGCCGACCAAATTTCATTTTTACTGTTGATAAAGCAACAGTAGAAGTAGCATGAAACGACTGACCAAACTGATCCAAATATGACTCATTTAAAATCGAAAAACCACCTGCTTGTTCTTGTTGCAACTGCTCCACCATTAAATCCTCCGCTTTAACATTCGGAACAATAATAACAAACAAAAACACAACCCCCAAAAACAATACAAAATTTTTCATTGAATTTAATTTAAGCAATTATTCGCAACTTTTTACCAACCCAAAAACTCACTTCAACTCCATAGATAGCCGCATCAGCAGTCAAAACAAAAACCATGCAAACAAGAAAAAAATCAATATCCAAAAAATAATTTGCCCACGCCAACGGCTCAGCCAC